TACAATGCCGAATTTTGTAGATTATGTATTCGGAGGTACATTTAACCTATTATTAACAAGAATATATTTGTGTATTTTATAATATTCTCAATAAAGTTGATATTATTGAGAATCAATTGAGTATATTAATGAGAATATCTTTAATGTTTTTGAATCCTTATAAACCCCTCTGCATTATGCAAGCTAAGCACGTTACCATAAGAACGCGCAGTTGTCAAGCCCCACGGGACGCGAAAATACTCCGAGACCCACACATCAGACTCATAATACTTGACATTCTTATGAGTTCGTGATAGAATCTAGTCGAGATATTATGATATCTTAACATTTCTCGACTAGACCACATATATATTGTTATGAATCTCGACGAGACCTTACATCTAGACTAGATTGCATCTCGTCGAGCTTTATGCTACAATACTCATACGTTCATCAAAACTCGACGAGCTTATGTACGACGACTACGATCTCGACTACACATACTGCAACGATTATAATCTCGACGAGGACTCATACTATGAGCACGGTTCACTAGATCTCGACGAGGATTATGCACGAGATGGGCAAGATTACGAATCACTTGCATATCGTCATTATGCATGATATAATCTAGTACACATACACATCTAGACCTCATGTTAGCACAGAAGCGTATCGTACAGGTAACACTAGATATCATGTGTTATGATGATCTAGATCTAGATGCTATTGATTGGCGGGAATTATTGCAACTCGAACCAGGGGAAGATCTCCATTATAGGGTGCAAGAATTCGATCCGTTCGATTAATGTGCCAGTTTAAATATTGGACCTTATTCTCAATAAGACCTTCGTTATTGAGAATAAGTACTTATAAGGTGCCAATTGGAGAACTGGCACACTAGGGGTTGATATCTGCCACGTGGTGGTTTATGTTTGATTCGTCCCTGAGATTTCCAATGATTTTTCTTACTGCCACCAATCACGGTTGCGTTTATACTTTGTCGCAAGAAAATGGCGACGAATTGTATTATGCTCCGATCTACGCAAATGGTAACGTTAACCTTGAAGAATTTGCTCCAGTTGATATGAGCGAAATCGATATGGACGATATGGAAGTGTACGATATCATGCGGCGTTTGAAAGTTATGAATGAGGTGTGACGATCTGAGAACTGGCACATAGGGGGTTGCGGTTCGTCGTGACCCCTGATAAATTACATTCGTCCCTGAGAGATGCACCATGTTCGATGAACTCTGGTCTGAAATCCAAGACATGCCTGGTGAGATTTTTGACCTCGACATTCCCGAACTTCGTGATGAGAAGTTCGATGTCAATGAGTACCTGAACGCTAACTACGATTACTGATGTTGTATCAAATCACTGAAATCTTCTTCGATTTTGATGATCCTGATGATGAGATCACACTCGAAGAATACAATGAGATTGTTGCAGAAACAATCGGTCAAATCTGGGAGGCAGATGATGAGGAAGATCTTGTAGAAGAGATCACCTGTGCAACAGGTTGGTGCATCAAGTCCATCGATTATCGTCACGTTTTGCAATGACTTACGCTGTTCACATTACTGAAACTAACGTCACCACTGTTGTCTTCGACACCAAAGAAGAAGCAGAGGAATGGATCAACGAACCCGACTACGATTTGTGTCGTCAATGGGAATGTGTTGATTCTAAGTTTGAGATTCTAGAGGACACCTGACGAACTGGCACAAGGGGCATTGCGTTCGTGCTCTGCCCCTGTTACATTACATTCGTTCACCACCAACGACTGATGGCACGAACACTTCAACAACTCAAAGAATCTGTTGAGCGTATGATCGCTGAACAGGGCGAAGATGCTCCTGTTGCTGCCTTTATCTTCACCAATCCTGATGTATTCGTGATGGATGAAGATGGAGAACAAGTGACACAATCTCGTGAGATTGCAGAGCAAGTTCTCAACAATGTGGAAGACGATTATGATTACCTCTATGAGGAAATCTTCAACTGTATTGAAAACGAACTTCGTGATCTGAAGGTGATTGCAGAATGACTGAAACCGACATCATTACAGTTCGTGAACAAATCCAGGAGGACATTCTCTCCTATGCTAGTCTGATTGATGATGAGCAAATCTTCCTGAACGATGATGTTCTGGATGCACTTTGCAACATCGTTTGTGACAACTTCACCGCACTTCTCAAATGACCAACAACGCTTACACCTGGACCAACGATCTCAGCGGACTTGTTGATAAGTATGCTGAATTCGTGATGGATTCGATGGACATGAAGACGATGGAACAATTCGTGTTTGATACACTTGTCGAATCGTATTGTGGTTATAGTGAAGAAGAATTGATTAGTGAGATTCGTGAATGTTATGGTGACGAATGGTTTGAGGATAATGGTATCGAACTGAGCGACACCCCCAACGCCCTGGACGGTTGAGCAAGTGGCACACAGGGGGTTGCGGTTGCCGTGCCCCCGTGCAATACTACATTTGTTGAGAGGGAAACCCCCAATGCGTAAGATCGAACGTGAGATGAACGCTGCCATTCTGAACAACCAGAACTGGCAAAAGGACAACACTTCGGTGACCTTTGACCCCGAAACTAATGAGTCCAAAGTGTATCTGCACGGCAATCACATTGCAACCGTTGGTGATGACTTCGTGCAAATCTTTGATGGTGGTTATCAAACTGTCACCACCAAATCGCGTCTGAATGCTATTCTCAAAGAGCACGGAATCAAGGGTGAATGTGTATTTCAACGGAACTTCAATTGGTTCGTTCATAAGTTCATCGGGCAGGCAGGAACTTCTCCTGTCTTCAATGAGAGCGAATTCGTAAGTGGTATGATGTTTGCATAAAGAACTGGGGGGCATTCGTGCCCCCTTTCTTTATACCTAAGTCGGCTGCCCCTGTGCCAGTGAAACAGGTGGCACAACCCCCCTTGCGGTTCCCCCGAATCCGTGCAATACTAACAGTATGAAAAACACACACCTCGAACACCCCGAAGATACCATCCTCACGGGTGACCTTGATGTCCTGGATTGGTTCGTGAATCCTGGTAAGTTGAGCGTGAAGATTGATGGTGCTCCCGCAATCGTGTGGGGAACTAACCCTGCCAACGGTGAGTTCTTTGTAGGAACCAAGGCAGTCTTTAACAAGAAAAAGATTCGTATCGCCCACAATCATGAGGAGGTTGATCTCTTCTATCAGGGTGAAGTTGCCCAGATTCTGCATTCGTGCCTGGATCATCTGCCCCGTACTGAGTCTATCATTCAGGGTGACTTTATCGGGTTTGGTGGTCTGAATGAGTACACTCCGAACACGATTACCTATCTGTTCGGAGACATTGTGACTCAGAACATCATCATTGCTCCGCACACTGTGTATGAAGCAAACTACGATCTTCGTGACAGTTGGGCACTGCCTCTGATGGTGAATCTGCAGAGTACGGATAGCGTACTGTTTGTGCAACCTGATGCATACATTCAGCACGGTCAAAAGTCGTTCGCTGATGTTGAAGAGGTCTGCAACTTCGCCCGTCAGATGGCAACCACTGCAACCTTCGTGAGTGAGAAGGAAGCGGTAAAGATCAAACAGCAACTGAACGCTTGCATTCGTACTGGTGCTAACATCGTTGCAGAGGACTTCGATTGTGACATCAACCTGATTCGTTTGTGGGCATTGGTGAAGTCCATCAAGGATGATTGTTTGTTCCTCTGCCGCAATGATGGTCCTGCCGCTTACATTCACGGCAACCGTATTGATGCTGAGGGTTACGTTCTCTCTAATGAGTTTGGTATGTTCAAGTTGGTCAATCGTGAGGTCTTCGCTTACCATAACTTCAACAGCGGAAGGTTCAACGTGGCAGCGTAGGAGTTAGGTATACTGGGGTCAGCCGCCCGTGTGCCAGTTGAGAGACTGGCACAACCCCCCTTGTGGATCGCCTGAATCGGTGCAATACTAAGGCATACCAAACGAAACGAACTCATGACCCGCTACGACGTGATCTGCCCCTCCGCTCCCTGGGAGAACCACACCTGCGATGAGGACCGCGCATGGGACCTCTGCTACTCCTTGTCTGAGGAGTATGGTTACGCTGAGATCCGCTGCAACGGGGTCGTGATCGGGGAGTATGGCAACCCCGCCACCTTCCTGGGGTGGCGGTGACGCCCCCCTTTTTTTGCCCTGCCCTTTTTATTTCAAGGCTGCCCCCGTGACGACCTTTTTCGTCTTCAGGGCTACCCCGCCCCTCCTTCGCTTGTGACCCTATCATAGAGCCTCAGCACCCCCTGACCAGCCACCTTGTGCCACCTTTTGAACTGGCACAGACCCCGTTGATCTGACCCCCAGCCCATGCCATACTATGTTCACAAGGGGAGAGACGAAGGGCATTGCCCCCAGACCCCTTACCCCGTAGGCGGGAGGTCACGGACCCGCCACCCCAAAGCATTTCAACCGACCCATGGCACTGATCCGCTACGAAGTCCGTTACCAGGTCCCCTACAATGCCTGTGAGTGGCGCTCGCAATGGTTCCCCACCCTGGAGGAGGCGGAACGCATGGTAGACTTCTACCGTTCCTGTGGTTCCCCTGCTCACCTTGCTGCCTGATACAATGAACGACAACCAACGCGCCGCCATGATTCACGACCTGATCCATTCTGTCAAGGTCGCAATGTACCATCATCAGCAGAGTGGCAACGTTGCCGCCAGAAATGCTCTGTTTGAAGAGTGGCAGGAATGGATCGTTGATGGACCCCGTGAAGTTGAATTGATGGACTCTATCCTGCCCGCATGATCCGCTCCCTGACCCGTTCCCGCTCCGCTGACTTCCACCGTGCTACCATGCTCCGCCTGACCGTTGCCGCTCTGCTGCTCTGGCTACTATGGGAACCGATCCGTCCCGTCCGCCATGTGACAGCTCAGGCACTGTACACTGCAGGCGACCTGATCGCCCGCTGACCCCTTATACTGATCTCAGTTCACAAACGAACCCCACAATGGACACGACCTTCAACGGATGGGCAAACTGGGAGACCTGGAACGTCGCCCTATGGATTCAGAATGATGAGGGACTCTATCACCTGGCACGTCGCTGCCGCCATTACCAGGACCTGGTAGCCCAGCTCTGGGAGTGTGGCAGCAAGGAGACCCCTGACGGCTGCCGCTGGGATGACCCTGCCATCGACGGTCTGGAGATCTGTGAGATGATGAACGATCTCTGAACTGTCCACTGGGGGTCCACAAGCGACCCCCCGACCCTCTATACTGATCTCAGTTCACAAGGAAACCCGATGAAAGTCTACGCTGTGATCGGTGGTTGGGATTATGAAGGCACCGACTTCGATTCCCTCCGCCTGTTCGATTGCCGCTCCGCTGCAGAGGATTATGAACTGGAGCTCCAGCGGGGTCTCTATGATTACTCCCGCCTGGAGGTGCGGGAGGTCTGCCTGGAATCCGCTCTGGCAACCGCCTGAGCAACTGGCACACGGGGGCAGGAATGCCCCCTCTCTGCCCCTACAATACCAAAGCAAACGCAACCGACCCATGCGCTACAACCCCGCCACCGACCGCGCCATCTCCATCGATGAGATCGCTGCCCAGTGCCGTGCCGCTATCATGAAAGCGGATGCCCCTGCTGCTGACCCGACCCTCCCCGCTTACGATGAGATTCTGTACTTCTACCGCTGGGAGGATGACCTGCTGATCGCTGCCTGAACCCTTCCACCCTTTCAACCCTTTATCCTAGCACACCCATGACCGCTAACCTTGCCATCTCCCTGCTCCGCCGTGGCAGCAACGGGGATGAGATCCTGCAGATCCTGGAGACGATCGCCGCCGACAGCAGCGACCCCCAACCGACCGCCGAACCCATCCAATTCTGATAGTGGCACAACGGAGGGGCAACCCCCTTCCCTTTTGCCTCTATACTGTCATCAGTTCAAACAACCCCCCATGACCGCCACCCCCTGGACCCCCCAGACCCTGACGACCGTCACCCTGCCTGAAGGCAAGTGGGGAACCATCCGCACTGCTCTCCTGTGCATCGCCTGTGATGAGAGCACCAAGGGCAACCACGCCGATGCGGCACACTGGTTGGCAGCATACAATGCCCTGAAGGAAGCGATGGGGATGGAGTGACCCCCCGACCTGCTACAATACTCCCAAAGCAACAGACCCATGACCCTTCCTGAATTCTCCTACCCTGATCAGCGCCCCGCCTACTGTGAGGGTCTGGCACGTCGCATCCTGGAGGACCTGGAGCATGATGACCTGATGGACGCTGACGACTACGACCGCCGCCGTGCCATTCGGGACGGTTGGACAAGTGACACACAGGGGCGCTGGTAACCGCCAAACACCCCCGCCGACCTGCTACAATACTCTCAACAGCAAACGACCCATGACCGCTTCTACCGACAACCTGCTCGCCATCGCCGCCGACCTCAACGCCGCTGGTAAGGAGGTCACCATCACCCGTCTGCCCGCCCGCAAGCCCCGTAAGGGTGAGACCTGGATGCGCCCCTCTCAGAGTGGTCGCTCGGGTTCTGTTCAGACTGTGCGCCCTGGTGACGGTGATGAAACCCGCGCTGCCCGTGGTCGCGGTCAGGGTAGCGGCGACCGTTGCATCGGTGGGCGCGGCGTTACCCTTAACCCCGTTGGTGGCATCGGCGCTCAGATGGTTGCCGACCTGGATGCCACCATCGCCGCTGCTGCCGCTCAGTATGCTGCCGACCGCCGTGCCGCTGCCCGTGAGCGCCTGATGGACCGCATCGATGACGCCCTTGCCATCTGACCCCTGACCCTGTAGAATTCCAGAGCAAACCGCAACCGACCCGATGAACGCCACTGCCATCACCCCCGACTTCCAGTTCCGCGTCGTCATCCCCACCGCCGATGGGCAGGAGGTGGCGGGTTACTTCCGTTCCCTGCTCCGTGCCGCTACCTTCCAGCAAGCGATCATCCTGGAGGAAGGTCTGAAGGTGGAGGTGGAGTGGTTCCGCAATGGTTACTGGTGGAGCGACTGGGGTTGACCCCTGCCCCCTGACCCTGTAGAATTTCCTCAGTTCAACCGACACCCCTCCGATGTCCATCTTCCCCCTCTCCATGTGCTCTGACCTCCAGACCCGTCAGATCAAATGGATCTCCCGTGCTGACCAGGAGCGCAACGCTTACCGCCCCACTGGTTATCAGCACTGGGGCACACCTGCTTGGGCAATCGCTGCCCAGTATGCTGAGGCACACCGTGATGAGGTGCGGGAGGTGCAGTGGGGGTGACCCCAGCGCCTGGGTTCGTGGGGGCCAGTTGGGGCGCGTCGGCGTCCCCCGCCCTCGCGGGGCGTTACGGGGTTATAAGGCGCCCCCCCGTTATAAAATCCATGGGTCCCCGTAAGCTATAAACGACCCAGATCGACCGATCAATATACATCGAATTCAAAAATTTCCGGAGGTATGTAAACGCTAAAAAAGGTGAGCTATATAAATCAAAAATAAGACTTTTTTTACATGAGATGAAAAAAAATTCCGGAGAAGAAATTCAATCCATACAGGTCGATCCAATTA